TCCGTCTAACCTCCTACTAGTTTCAAGATTTTCTAAGTCAAACTCTTCTTCTCCTGTCTTAATGATACCTTCTCGTATCAATGCTTTGATAGCAAAGGCAAGAAGAAACTCTGATTCCTGAGCATCAACTTTAAAATCAAAGTCAATACTTCCATCATCATTTTCAACTAAATTACTTATTTGCATGTAACATCTCCTTTAAAGGTTTGACCCAATTGTTTCTAAAGTCTAACCATTGAAACCCTGACTTTGTTGCCCAGTCTCCGTAAGTAGTCTTACTTCGCTTGGTAATCTTATTATCAGGATTCATAAATAAAAAGATTATTGTAATGTGAGGATTGTTATCCTTAAACCACATCATCTTCTTTCTTGTTTCTAAATCTAATTTACCCTTTGCTTCTATGTATACATCTTTTGCAATCCTAAAATCAGGATTATATTTTCTTTCTTGCTCTGGCTGTATATATGGAATGACATCAGGTTCATACTTAACTGACGGAAAAGTCTGCTTGAGCAACTTCCATGCTTGCTCCTCCAGTTTGCTTTTGAAATTGTTCAAACCTATCTCTCCAATTATCTTCTAAAGTTCTTTTCATCCAAAGGCAGGATGCATTCTTAATGAAAGCCTCATCATCATTATATAAATCCTGAACAATCATAAACATTTCTTCAGGGGATTCTATATACTTTAATAAATCTTTAGCTTTCTTATCACCCATTCCTTTGATACCTATTACATTATCAGATGTATCACCTTTAATGCATTGTTCAAAGAAGAGTCGGAGACCATCTATCTCAGATACTGTTCTAAAGATATCAGGTCTCTTCCACTTCTTACCACTAATCTCCCATGAAAAGTGTTGACCAGGTACTTGCAATAAGTCTTTATCCAGAGATACTATAATCGTCTCGTCTGTTTGGTTAATTGCAAGTTCATCGTCGGCTTCCAACCCCTCTCTTGCTACCTCTGCATTCATGTGTTCTAATGCATACTCTTGTAGTGCTTCTAAATGTTTAGGCTTTGGTGCAGTCCTGTTAGCTTTGTAACTAGGTAATATGTCTTTACGGAAGTTACTCTTTGAAGAGAGGAAGGCACGATACTCTGTAGCCTTTGTCTTCTCTATCAAAGAATCTAACAACTGGTCTGCTCTAGATTTAGCAATACCAAAGCTATCATTCTCTGCCGAAGCTGCAGAACGAAACACTACTAAATCATGGTCGATTAAGGCTAACATCTAAAACGGTACATCATCAGATAAGTCTTCAATCGCAGGTTCAGTCTCAGGTTCAATACCTAAGACATGACCCTCATACACTCTGGCTAACTTAAGTACATCATCAGATGCTACTGCCTTACCTCCTGCAGTTAGAGTAGCTACTGCATTAGTTAAGGAAGACTGCCTAATGATATAGACTTGAGTCTGTGCCCTTTCATCTGCTGTCGGATAGTTACTACCTGATACTCTTGTAGCACTATTACCCCCAGCATTACTGGCTGGTGCATTGTTACTAACAGGTGCTACCTCACCCTCTGCTAGAATCTTAATCCACTGCCAATAACCATTACCATCTTTCTCGGTGGCTATGTTTACTGTGTCACCCTTAGTCCATGACTGTGCTGTCTTGAACACTTCGGGATTACTGAATGACATTAACTTCTTAGACTGTGCTTGTCCTTGTTCATTCTTGTATGTTACTTCTAAAGATTGGTATTGTCTACCGTTCTTTGCCGAGTGAGTATTAACACTCCCTACATCAATTACATTAATTAACATATATTCTCCAAGTAATTAAATTTATACTACACTAATATTATACCATATGTAAAATGAAAAGTCAACTATTTCATTTCACCCCAATGTTGCCCTACTTGAACATCTACTCTTGTCGGTAAATTAAACTTCTTACCAAACAGTTTATAGAAGTTAGCAGGTATATCATGGAACGCTTGCTCCACTATACTGACTATCTCTTCCGTATCATTCTTCTTTTCATCAAAGTCAATCATGACAGAATCATGAACGGTATTGATTAAGTCAACATTCTCTTTACCCCTTAGTCTGTTAGATATACTAACTCTAGCTATAGCCATTAGGTCTGCACCTAATCCCTGTACAGGATAGTTAAGGATTCTAGTAACTGGAAACTTAACATTACCTACACTATTTGTCTCAGGTTTATAATCATAACGTCTACCTGTTGGCATCTCTAGATATAATTGTTTCTTAACTGTGTCAACAATATCTTTGTGCCACTTAGCTAGACCTTGATACTTAGCATAGAACTTATCAATGATATCTTGCCAGTACTTCTCACCACCAATGTCCTTGAAGTTATGGTCCATAGCATATGAATAAGCACTACCACCATAGATTAATCTAAAGACAAACGTCTTAGCTATTAGTCTAGAAGGTAGTCCAAACCTTTCTTGGTTATCAGTATGCTGGTCAAGTTCTTCCCATATCTCTTTCTTAGCTGTCTCATCTTGAGATAGATATGTTGCACATATCCACTCTAGTTGCTTTGCATCTGCGTTAAGTAACATATTATAATCCTGTTGTCTGTAATAACTTATGGTTATACTGACTAATAACAGCCTTAGTTAGTTTATGTTTAGCTTCAGGTGTCAATAGTTCTAACACGTTCTCTGTTCTCATAGTCTCTAAGAGGTTACTAAACTCCATAGTTACGAAATGTATATGTGCTTCCTCTTGTGCTTCTTGTTGATGTACTTCATTCATTGAATGTTGCTGTGTATCTACACTCATAAGTCTTCTCCGTTATATCTAGTTGTGAAGAGACTTTTAATCTCTCCGTCAAAGTTCTGTAGGTTAGGCTTACTACTACTTAACCTACCAGTTTTAGCTACACACTGGTTAAGTTGACCATGTATTAAGTTACTAGTCCAACCCATAGTGTCTATTAAGGCAGGAATACCCATGTAATATGTACCTCTTCTCTTCTCTAGTGTTGCTCTAGTTAAGAGAATCTTAAGTATACTCATAGACTTCTCATCACCTTTCAATCGTTTAAGTGTATCATCATTTGTTTGGAACAAGTCAGGTTTAGATAGTTCAGTACCCTCAATAGGTGTAAACAATCTAGGCATTGTGTATATCATATCAACCCATTTGTATTTTACTTGTCCTTTCTTAGCACCTGTCTTAAATACTCCAGACTCTTCTTGCTTACGGTAACGAATAGCACCACCATATAGTAAACAAGAAAGATGCTCGTGGCTGTTGGGATTAAAATAATCAAAATTATGATACTCATACAATCGTTTATCAAGTTTTGAAATGCATTCATCTAATTCATGTCCTAATGTTAATGACTTATCATACTCGTATTGCAATCCATTGTACTCCATGCTCTGCAATACTAACAAGTCTTGGTTATGTAAACTAATCAATCTCTCTTTTCCTTTTATCATACTCTGTTGTTCTTTGAATACCTTGTATGTTAGTTCAACATCCTGTTCTAGATACTGATGTAGTATATCATATGGTATCTTGTCAGTATCAATACCATTCTTCCAGTAGTTCTCCTTTACCTCATCTAACTTAGTACCTAAGTCATAGTACTCAGCAGTACCATTGAGACTAGGATAAGGATTAGCTTGGTTCATAATAATAAACTGAGCTAATTGACAATCCCATATACGCTTGGTCTTGAAGTCAATACCATAGCGTTGTAACCAATGTAAATCAAATTTAATGTTAAACCCTACCAACACATCTGCTTCATTCACGGCTATTTGAATGTCATTAAGCAATTCTTGGTAGGGGTCAACGGAGTATTCTATATCATAAATAATCGTAGGCTCATCATTCTTCTTGATACCAACAGCCATTAGCTTGTTGTTCTTGTCGAATGGATGTCCTGTGTTAGCTATCGTAGTTTCTACATCTAGTGTTAAGTAGTTCATATTACATCCTCATATCTTGCTATCTCTGGTTTAATAAGTACTGTCTGATTACCATGTCGTAAGTCAGGCAACGAATCAGCATCTCCTACTAGCTTGTTCTTACTAATGTTAAGATACCTAGCATTACTTGTATTGTCTGATTCTTTACCAATACCTATGATAAAGTCAGCTTCGCCTTGCTTTGCAGTCTTGCTTGAATCTACGTCATCCATAGTTAGCCACAGTTTATTCTCTGCTGTACCACCAGCTTGAGATACAGCTATGACAGGTGCATATGTCTTAGCTAATTCCCTAGCCCATTGATACAGTTGCTTTAATTGCAGGTCATTCCTATCTGCTTTAAAGCCACGTATCTTATCTATCTGGTCAAAGATAATTAAAGATGGATTACTTTCTTTAAGTATCTGTTCAATCCTACCTGTATGACTACTGTCTTCGAAGTCATATATCTTTAACCTGTCTTGTGTTATCTGCTTATACTTAGCAGCAAAACCTTTAATGTCAGCAAACAATTCTTTAGTTGTTACACCGAAGAGTGCTTGATAACATCTGATAGCTACCTTCTTACCCTGTTCCTCATTGTTAAACCATATGATATCACCATCAGTATTGTTAATCATATGTGTTATCTCACTAGCTAAGAATGTAGTCTTACCTGTCTCTGGTCTAGCAAAGATGAATCCGAAGTCACCTGTCCTAAGAGAACCTAGTGATTTATTCAGCCAATCTAAACGCCATCGTAGTCCTGGCTCACCTACCTGAGAAGTATACAAGTGTTGTAAGTCCATGTCTACTGCTAATGCTTCTTGTTCTTCTATGTCTTGATGTTCAAAGTCAGAGAACTTATCTATCAAGTCTGCTGTCTTAGCCTTACCTTCCTCTACATCAAGAGCAAGCTTAGCTATGTCACCAGCTAATGCTCGTCGCTTATGCTCATTGAGTAATTCAATTAAAGAATCTTTATTGTCAATAGTCTTATTAATTATTCTATCAATAAGAGATTCTATTTCTTTTCTTTCAGAATCTATTAAATAATAATTAATATTATATTCTGTAATTAATTCTTCTTTAGTTATATTATTACTATCTGGATATTTATTATAATACTTATGAACTATAATAAATAACTTATATATATCTGTATAATTATTCTTTATATAGTTTAGTTTAACATATTTATAATACTTTGTCAATATGTTTTTATCATCTATAAATAATTTTAGTATTAACTCTTCAACCATTTATTAATCTCCGTTTTGTTATAACACTTAGGGTCTAGTTCAGTAATAATAGCCTTACTAGTTATCCCTAACTCTCTTAATCTATTCTTAATACGTACTGCATTCTTAGCTTTATCTCTGTCAAGCCATACATATACAGAGTCAAACTTAGTTAGTTTCTTTTCATGTTCCTTTGACAAAGAACTACCCAGTAATGGGACACCTGAGTAGTCATCTGTCCTTGCTATCTTAATTGCAGATAAAACATCTTCCACTAATATTAGTATACCACCTTTACCATATCTTGTCAAGGGTTTCATACCATTACTTCTATACTTCTGTTTCCCGAAGCCAAAGTTCCTACCTTGCCAATAAGATTTAGTCATAAGTAACACTAGTATATTTAGTGGAGACCACTTAATACTATATTTATCTATCTCTTCCTGTCGGATATCATACTTTAAAAGCCATTGCATAGCCTCCTGT